TCAAACATAAAGTTATCTGTTCTTACGAGCTTCTTCCATCTCTTGTCTTAATTGTTTTTGTAACTCTGGGGTTAACCCATTAGCAAACGCATTAGCTCTCGAAAGAGGGCTATCTCCTTGCTGTGGAGAAACAGAAGCCAAAGGTTTAGGTTTAGAAGCATTCTTTTGCGCCGCTGCTCTATCTGCCATATAAGTGTCCTCAACGTAAAGTCCGAGTTTTTTAATGTGTTTATAAGCCGAAACAGCTTTAGCCCGAAAAGAACTAGATGTCCTAAGCATCTCAGCAAACTCGGGATCAGCCTCACGAAGTGCATCAAGGTTTTCCTTGGTTACAACTTTTTCAATATCCGGGTACTGTGCCTTAAGCATAGCTTCTGCGGACATCGTTGTCGATGCTTGTTCGTTCTTCTTTAATTGCTCTTCTAAGCGCTTAATTTTCTTATCCATAACGCGGTAGACAGCTTTAATGTGCTTACCTTCAGATATGTCCTCATCGCCAATATTAATCTCTTCATCAGGTTCTTCGTGGGAGATATTTTCTTTCTCTTGGGCTAGCCTTAAAGCCTCATCACGTTCGCGCTCAATACGTCTCATCTTAGCTTCCATGGCCCTAAAATTACGCTCAGCGGGTGATTCTGTTCTTGGCAATTCGCCTTTTTCTTGCTGTAGGGCATAAGGTTTTGCTTGTTCTGTTTCTTGTTCAGTGGTTTCTGGTTGCTCAACTTGTTCTTCTTGTTGAACTTCCTGAACGGCCTCAACTATCTTTTCATCATCAAACATTGTCTCTCCTATTGGATAATTTCAGACGAATCGTCTTTTTCGTTATTAAGTCTTTTAGCAATCTTAAACAGTGTCCCATCAGCAAACTCAAGAACATATTTGAGAAGTCCCCATTCTGTAGGTGCTATAGAAGAAGATTGTTCTATAAAGGTTAAACACGCTTCTTTTGATGGGATGACCCACAAAAACTCAATATCATCTAATTCGCTCTTGTAGTGGTAAACCGCTTGATCATAATCAGGCGTTGGGCAAGATCTACGTGCAAAAAAGTAATGCCTTAAAACATTAGTCATTAACCGTTCTTTTTTGGTCAAAACGATGACAAAAAAATCACCAAAAAAGTTCTTTTTTGCTGTTTCTACACATGCTGTTACGTTTTTAACGTAATCTTCGTGCATTGCGCGTTCAATCTCTATGGGATCATTACTATAAGGGGTTTTATTAAGTAGGTCAGAAGAAATCTTTCCTACGGTATCTCGAGAACGTGTTTCATTATTCTTCATCGCTATTCAACTTCTCAAAGAAATTCTTCACTCTATCTATCACTTGTCTCACGAGGGTCATAATCGAGGGAGAAACTATTTTTTTTTCTTAGGGATCTTTGCTCCGGCTTTTCTAGCCTCTGATAAAGCAATTGCTATTGCTTGAGATCGCTTCTTAACCACGGGGCCCTTCTTACTAGAAGAGTGCAAATCACCTTCTTTAAATTCATGTAAAGTCTTCTCAATCTTTTCTTTGCCCTTGGTGACTTTCTTCTTGGCTGCCATTATTTTTCTCCGTAACAAGGTTTATCGTAACCTGTAGACTTATTTTTACTTTTCTCTTTTTTGCTCTTAGCCATATTATCTCCTTATCTAAAGGCGGGAGGCTTCAACCACGAACTTCCTCCCACCCTTGCGATGAATTACACTTTAAAAGTGTTAACGTACTCTGATAGTTTCTTCATAGGTTAGCTTCTTCTCACGGTCGCTTTTCTTATCAAGATCAGGATTCTCACTGTGCTTAATAGGTTTACGTCCGAAGATCTTATCAACCATCTTCTGAAACTTAGGGTCAGTTCGTAACATCGTTGGCATCGTTACACCTTTCAGGTGATTACACCTTTTTAGGATGAAGATGCTTATGTAGATCTTTTTCGTCTATTCCAATTTGTCGGTCAACGCCCTTCATTGTATCATCAAGGTTTTCTGGCATTCCGCTATATGGACGAGCAACTGCCTTAAAAATAACTTCTGTTGGCATATTGGCAAAATGACTTGTTTGAGTCATGCCAAAAATGGATGAATCTTCCCGTTCTTGTTTACGGCGTTCTTCCATACCTTCGTAGTTACCTTCATGTTTTGCTGAAAAATGTCTTGCCATGTTTGGCTCCTGGTTACTGAGGCTCGAAGCCTCAAGGTTTATACCCCATGATGGGGCCTCTAACCACTGGGTCACATTGACCCACATAGATAGATTATTTTTTCTTAGACACGTGTGTCTTCGACTTAGCCTTAGGCTTACGCGCCTTAGCCATGTCTTTAATGTCTTTCTTCTCGCGCTTCTCGTGCTTGCACTCTTCGGCCTCTTCAGACTTATGATGGCGCTTCTCTTCTTTTTCGTATTTCTTAATGATTTCTTTCTTCTTCATTTATCTTCCTAATTAATGGGTACAATACCAAACTTCACCTTTTTCTATTTTATCTTTCGCTATCTCATCGGCCCATGCAAAATCAGCTGGGTCCTCAGGATCAAGCTCAACGATAGCATCTAAATTATGCCGAGCCCAATCTACCTGAGATCGCATACTATTAGCGCGATCTTCTTTCTGACATCCTACAAAGAACCAAAATATTACACTAGAAGCTAATATCATGGGTAACTTCATATAATCCCTTACTTGCCCATCGCTCGTGGTTGCGGTTGGGCTTTTTGTTCCTGAGACGACTGTTCTTTCGACTGCTGTTCTTGTTGTTTCACAATACTTAACATAGACAATAACTGTTGTATATGGCTAAAGTCTATTCCTTCGATCTCTTTAATTGCTTTTATCATATCTAAGGTTGCAGCATCTTCATCTTTAGCGGCTGCGGCCATACGTTCAACTGCAAGAGCTTTGTTTTCTTGAATACGGCTTAAACGCTCAAGACCAAGACCCTGATCAGCCATAGATCGAGAACGTGCCAATTCAGCCTGAGCTTGAAGTTGTTCAACCTGAGCCTGTTGTTGTGCCTGCATTGCTTGTTCTTGTTGCTGACGAGCTTGACCAATTTTATCCATAAGTTCTTTTTTGTTCTGTACCGTGCAGGCTTCAAGCAATATATCATCAGGTATTGGAACGCCAGCTTCTTTAAGTTGTAATAGTTGCAACATCTGCATCTGGCGCTGATTGGTCGTATTAAGGCCTTCTTCAACACTAGCGTCATATTTGCCAAAAGCTTTATTGTAGAACTGGTCTGACGGCTGTTTACCTTCAAGGATCTGGGAGATCTTTCCAGGGGTAAAATTGTTCTGTATTACATCAAGGATAATCTTACCTAAAAGCTTTTGGGAACGGTCAAGTTTATCAAATAAGCCCTGAAGTGTGGTAAGACCTGCGCCTTGACGGAGCATAGCCAAAACGCCGGCCTTCTCATCAACAGCAGAACCTAACAATTCTTCGGAAACCCCAGAGATTTGTTGAAGCTCATTCGCTAAACTTTCTGAAAGTTGCATCATCGATGGAGGAACTTGTGGTGGCTGTATCTGTTCAACATCTGACATCTGAGCCTCAGATTTCAATGCCAAACCACGTCCTTGTCCTGATAAAAATATATCTTTGGGGTTTACTAATGCATCTTCTTTATATTTGAATCCAGAGTTTATCTGAGATTCGAAAATATCCAGTTCAATAATCTTTCTACGATTATAAAGATACTGAGCATCGCGAAGGCCTCTAACGACACCCTGAATACGCCAAGGGTAATATGGGATTTCTGGCGTATAATAAGCCATGACAGGTACGAAAGGATAATTATCAATTCCCAAAGGGTTTTGTCCATCGTAAAGAACTTTCCCAGAAACAACGATCGCCAGGTTAACGGTTGGTATGTCTTGCATGATGACGGTCATTTGTGGGTATGTCTGCAAAAACAGCTTTAGGCGATCTTCGTCTGGATGCTTCCACTCCATCACTTGGCCCGTCTTAGTATCAACCAACATCTTCTGAGGCCTATAAGTCCTATAATAGTATTCATCATACGTAACGAGATTTTTCATGCCGTAGTTGTAAGTCTCAGGCATAAACTGGAACTTCCCATCACGTTGAGAATCGCCCGTCATTGATAGAATCTCTTCATCATGACCAGGCATTAAGGAGCAAGCCTCTCTCTTAGTAAGGAATGACCTCTTCCAAATGGCATTGCAGTCAGAGAGGTCATGCTTACGGAAAA